AATAACAGAATAATAGTATTTATTTAATCTGTGACATTTTGACTGATTACATATTTCAAGTGATAAAATAATATAAGAGCTAATATTGATTGTGATCTATTCTGTGTTATACTGTAAGCCATACCAACACTCATAACTATAAATAATGTTTGAGTTTGTACAAAACCTGTTTGTAAAATTGCAGTTTTTAAACCAGTATCCTGTGCAAAAATATGAATAATAGCATATGAACCTAATATATTTAAGAGTTGTTTAATTGTATCATTGTAAGCAGGATCGACACCCATATTTTTAAATGAAAAACTACTATATCTAACATCATAATAAACCATTAATAAAAATGGTATTGTTAATATAACTTTTTTTAATTGCTGTTTACCAGGGTGTTTAGGATCAAAGTATTGATCAAGGGTATCATTCACATATTTATAATTATAGATCATATAGACCTGTAAACCTAAAATTATCCATTGAAATGCATAAAAAGGAACATATCCATAATTTTCTATTAACTTTTGATCAGACATATGTTGTATATATTATATTATAAGAAAATTTTTATAGTATATTAATATATATGAATAAATCAGATCTTTTAAAAAAGTATTATACAAATTCTATACAAATTCACACAGGAGTTATTGATGATATAATTGATACTTGTTTACATAAAAATTTTAAAATTTTAGTATTTGGATTGGGTTATGATTCTAATTTATGGTATAATTTATCTGATAAAAATACATTTTTTATAGAGGACAATCAGGAATATATAGATTTGAATAAGGATATTCCTAGATCAAATATAAAAAAATATAAATATAAAACAACAGTTGAACAAAGTTTTGATATATCACAAGAAGATCTTAATACATATAGTATTCCAGATGATATTCTGCAATTAGCACCATTTGATGTTATTATAATTGATGGTCCTGCTGGGTATGCCAATAATCGCCCAGGTCGATTACTTCCTATTTATTGGTCTAAAACTTTGTCAAAACCTGGAACTATTATTTACGTTGATGATTGTAAAAGACGTTTAGAAAAACATTGTATAGACCGTTTTTTAATTGATTATCGAATAAAACATTTTTCAGAAAGAGGTGGTTGTGATAAATTCGTAATATCTAATTAATTTTAAAAAAACGTCGATATGTAGGTTCAAAGTTAATACGCAAACCATATGTAAAAACTTTACTTCTTTTAGATAATATAAAATTATAAATATAATCTAATTGTTTATTTTGACTTTCAGTTTTAGGAATTTGATCAATTTTTATATAATCGTGGTCTAAAAGTACTTTTAACAGTGCAGCAACTACTATAGCACTTCTTTGTTTTCCAGCATGACAATGAATTAGTATTCTTCGTTTTTGTAATGTATATTTTTTAACTAAAAGAGGAACAACTATTTTAAAATACTTTTCCATCAATATAAAATCACGTTCTAATAAACTATCATTTACTGGAATTCTATATGTTTCTATATTATTTATTTCGGATGGACTATAAATTTGATTATAAAGTGGCATATTTGGAGTACAATTTAAAATAAAATCTATATTGTTTGTTTTTAAAAAATCCTTATCTATAGCTGCTTTATAATTTCCTAACCAAAGTCTTGGTATAATTTCGTCAACGCTAGTTTGTGCATATAAAAAAGTAGAAGCCAAATCATAAATCATACTATAAATGTAATAAAACATCTTTTATAATATATTAATAAAATAAAATTGAAACTTTTATTTTCTGAGATAAAAGTAATGAAGGGTAAAGGTCTTATCGTAGAAAAACAAAATACAGAAACAACAACTGATATGGTAACTGCAACTGATATAACAACAACATATGAGTCAGATGATGAATACTATTCAGAAACAGAAGATACATCTACTCAAACTGGTGGTAAAAAATACATAACAGTTTCGCGTAAACAATATAAAAAACCACCACAAGGTAGTATGCAAGATAATTTTACAAAAGAAGAAATATTGCGTCGTTTGCAAAATTGTATTCCCTTAAAAACAATGCAGGAAAAAAGCATTCTTAACGATTTGCCTATATTTAAAACTTGGATAAGATATTACAATGTTGAAAAAAGATTATTTAGGGTAGGTGGTTTGTTGTTAAAGTCCGGATATCCAGAGTATATAATGTTGATAAATCCTAACCAAAATGTGTCTTGGAGTGTCCAGTTAAAAGATAATATTATTTATATACAAGACCCTAGAAAACAAGAAATGACACGTAAACAAAAAGAAGAAGAACGTAGGGAGAAAAAGGAAAAAGAACGTTTAGTAAAAGAAAAATTGTACGAAATGTATCAAAATGGTAGACTTGCTGTTAAAAAATAAACCACTTTATGATAAATCGGATTATATTAGTAATTATTTAATTAAAAAATGATTTAAACTCTATTTACTATAATGTTTAAATGAATGTTAATAGAAGATTTTTAAAGGAAGTTCGTCAATTATATATACAACAATCACAACGTGAATTATTAGACAATGATTATTTAATCAGTTATAATGAGACGAATATGAATCGTTTACACGCTATTATACGAGGACCAAATGATAGTGTATATAGGCATAAATTTGTAAGATTGGATTTCAAGATTCCTGATAATTATCCTCATTCTCCACCAGAAGTAAGCTTTATTAATTATGATGGAGTTAGAATACATCCTAATATGTATGAAAGTGGGAAATGTTGCGCAACCATTTTAAATACTTGGGGTGATAGTAAATTTGAAAAATGGACTTCTAGTATGGGTATTGAAACAATCTTAATAACATTTCATTCGTTTTTAGATAATAATCCATATATGTATGAACCTGGTGGTAGAGACGATCAGAGTTATACTGATTATGTTTTATATCAAAGTTGGATTTCATGTTTAATTAGATATTTACAAAACGAACGTATAGAATTATTTAGTAACTTTATACATAATTATATGTTGACTAATATAGATGGCATTTTTAATGATTTGTATAATTTACAAAATATATATCAGTCTGGGTATTATGAAACAAGATGTTTTGAAATAGAGAGATTTATAGTTGATTATCCTAGATTAATTGATACGATACAAAACTATTATAATTACATTGATTTTTCAGAAAATCATTCAGATGAAAATATTGGGTTTGATGAATATGTAAATCGTGAATATACATGTTGTATATGTTATGATTGTGATGAAGTTATTACTGGAACAAATAGTGAAACAGGTCTTGAAACATTTGGTTTACAAAATTGCAAACATAGTTTTCATAAAAATTGTATTAAACAACACGTTGAAACAAATACTAATGTGTGTCCTATGTGCAGAACTGAATTGTCAGATAATGATTATGAACTCTTGACAACAGTTAATGATAATATACAAGAAACATGGATGATAAATCCATTAACTAAAAGAAGGATTAAAATCGGTGGAAAAACTTGGTTGTATTTGAGAAATTCTGGTACGATTTAAATCGTCATATGATGTATTCATTTCTTCTATGAATATTTTATCAAAATTTGGTATATTTTTATAAGATATGATTTCTTCAAAGACCTTTCTAAAATCATTCTGGTAAAAAATTGCATTTTTAAAATATACTTTAATCAAATAACGTAATCTTGTTTCTATATATACTTCATTTTCTATATAAGCTGATATATCATATGTATTATTAGCATTTAGGAATTTAATTGGTAAAACTACTATTGAATCTATATAAGATAGGAATTGACGTATTGTTTTATCAATAGTTGTTGGATCTTGTGATGTAATAATTTTATTAATTGTTTCAAAAATACTTTCTTGACCGTATGCAAAATATATGTTTAATAATCTTACCATTATAAAATATAAACTCCAGGCAAGACAATGACCAGATTCCGGATTTATTAAAGATTGAATGCTTTGTGCACCTATAGGGCATCTACTTGATATATTTATAAATGTATAGTCAGTTAATCTAAATGTATTTTTTACAAACTTTTGTATTATCGATTCTATATTTAATATATTAGAATAAGCGTGACCAAGTATGATACCATGTGGTTCAAAAAATTCGATAGTTTTGTGTAATTTATCAATTATAATCAAATTTGAATGGGCAGTGTATAAATTTTTTGAATCATCCATTTGTAATGACATATCATATTCTGATTGTATATTAAGAAAATCTAACCGTACAGGAAGTATTACTATAGGTAATTTTGAAGAATTTAAGCAAGTATTAATTTGAGAAACTGTATCTACAGATATTGATATCTGAAATGTTGTCAAATTGATTCTTAAAAAATATTCTTCTATTTTATTAAAAAATGTATGACAAACTCTATCAGAAGATTTAGAAAATATATTAAAGTTGAATAATATATTATCCAAACATTCAGAAAAAGTAGTATCGTCTAAAAAAAATCTATCAGATAATTGAAAATTACTCAAGTCTGGTAATATTATAGTGTCTATATCATTTGGAGAAATAGACGAATATGGATCGTATGGATTTACATATTTTATATCAATATGTCTATTAATTGAATATTTATCAAACTCACTTTGTAATAATTCAGTTATTCGATCGTCTTCTATTAAAGAATCGTTATTCATTAATATATCATAATAAAAAAAGATTCGTAATAAAAAAGATTCGTAAAAAATTGAAATATTTGTAATTATTATACTAAAATAAGATGATTACATTTATCAAGCGTACGAATTTGCAAGAGTTGGATAACATTGTTTCTAAAATGGATAATAAAATATACTTTCAAATTAAAAAGTATATAGCAAAAATAAAGAAAAGAGATATGGAAGAATATAAATATGGAAGTAGTTGGATTGATAATTGGTTGACGAACAGAGATATTTCTAAAATCAATCGTCTTTTAAAATCTTTTTCAATAGTTGTAGTTTGAAGATTAATAAATAGTATTATATTAATCATCACATTTTTAAATATTTTGATATTAATCATCGTCGGATTTGTAACCAACTATTTCACCTTGTCTTGAAACAATAACTTTAAGTTTTCGTGTTTTTGCAAATTTCTTTTTAAGTTTATCCAACTGTTCCTTGTCTTTATCGTCCTGTTCTTCATAGTTTTGATTATAATTACTCGAATGATATTTCCAAAATTTCGGATGTCCTGCTCTAAAGTTGCTATGCGCTTCTGCTTTATACCAAAATACTTGTTCTCTTAAATCAGTTGTATTTCCAGATGTTTTTATTACTAAACATTCGTGATCTTTTGTACAAGCATCTAATATGTTACAAAAATGATCAAAACTAGGTATACACCCACCATACGCATCATATATTCTTTTTCTATTTGCAATAGAAGGTTCATTAAAAATAAAAATATAATCAATATTGCTCCTTAATTCTGGAGGAATACCTTGTGCATATTGCATTGTTAAAATAAATAAGAAATTAAAATGTCTTCCGTTAAAAAAAATACTTTTTATAGTTTTATCTTTTTTCCAATTTTGAGCATCGTGTAACATATCATCTAATACTATAAATAAATTATTACTTGGATGTTTTCCTGTATCTGACAAACCTTTACTCTTTGCTTCCCTAATTTTTTTCTTTTGACGTGTCATAATACTGTCAATCAACTCTGCATCATATTCAGAATGAATAAAGCAATCTGGTATAAAATCACCAAAAAATGGAGATGCTTCCTCTGTTCCAGAAAATACTATCCCTGATGGAGTATCTTTGTGATGGAAAAAAATATCTCTAACAAGCCAACTATTATGAGTAACAATAAAATTTCCTAATACATATCTGTTATTATCATCTAATTCAATTCCAAAATATTCACCTTTACCAATTTCTTCTATTTTAATTTGACTAGTTAATGTATCAACACATTCCTTTCTTGGCTGTGCCTGTTTCCTCTTAATTAAAGTAGGTATTTCGTGTATACCTACGCCATTAATATTTATTCTAAATGCTTTTCCATATTTTTTAATTCCATTGTTTGTCCACGATGTATTTTTAACATGTTTATAAGCACTAAACCCTAAACTACGAGCTAAATAAATGATATCATCGATTAAACGTTCGTGTTTTATTTTTATTTCAAACTCATTTCTATTACCTAAATGACCATCCGCATCTATAAATCCAGCTAATAAACGTAATCTAGCCTCTCTAGTGTTACATTTATAGATATGAGGAATATGTTTTTCTTTTGTTAGACACAAGTCTCTAATCGTATTTAAAAAATAATTAGTCATATTCTTACAACCACTTTCTTTTATACCATTTATCTCGTAATAAAATTTGCTTGATTTTATATAATTCAAATAACAACCTATTAATGGAAGATTGTGAGCAAAATAATGTAAAACAGCTGAATCCTGACATGTTATTACTGCTTCTCGAGATGTACCGTCACCTAACCAATAGCCAAGCATATAAGGATCTATTGGTAAAGATGTTATTTGTTCTGGAAATGTTAATGCCGAAACTTGATACCCTAATAAATTATCACGATATTTCTTAGACAATTTTAAATAATCAAGAATAGGAATATCAACTTTACGATTATCTACCAAATTATCTAAAAATTCTTTAGTTTTAGTATAAACATCATCTTTACTTTTATTCTTATAAGAAAATGTTTTATAATTTAATTTATATTTATTTTTATCAAACCAGATAACTTGATAACTTTGACGTTCACGTCTATCTCTTATATTTTTCTTTCCTGTATAAATCAAAGATAAAATGTGATGACTATTTACTGTATAAGTTTCTCCCTTACGGTTACTTACTTTATACATTGTATCCGTTCCCGAATGTGTTTCTAAAACATTTCTAGGTGTGCTGTCATCGCCCATAACTTGATCACCAACTCGAATATCCTCTACATTTTTAATTGTACCATCATACATCAGTACTTTTGTACCGCGTAAAATACACTTTCCACTCCTTCTACGACCTAAGCATAATATGGTAGCATCTGGAAGAATACTTTTTATTTTAAACTTTCTTAAAGATAGCTTTTCAAATTCGTTTATTAACATCAATGATATATACGTCTAATTTTTTTACATCTTTTAAACGTGTTAAAAACGAAAATATAATATAACGTATACAATTAAGGATGACCGAATATAAAATCATAACATCTGTATACAAAATACCGCTAAACTCACATAATATATCTTACCCGCATATACCTAAACGTATTCGTTTTTACGAATATGTAGATTGTTATATATATGATTATAAACCACGACAATTCTCCACTGTACAATATTGTATACGAACATTGTCAAAAATTTTAGGCCTTAAATATAGATAATTTATAAAAACTTATTTTATACATTTACCACGTTTATCCGTCTTTTGTTTTTTGGGAATACCGTATATTGCGTTTATTGTCATCAAATACGTATCACCCATATCATCTTTTTTTTTATGATTTAAGAAATGTTGTAACCAGATTTCATTATTTGTAAGGGAACGTTCTAAAAACCAACGTGTATATTGAACACTTAACCATTTACGTTTAGCATAAGCTCCTTTTAAGTTACATACAATATCTGGTCCAGTATAAGCTTTTAATTTTTGAGCAGCTCTTACAAAACGTATAGTGGTAGTTGTATTGTAATAAAGTTCTACTAATTTACCATATATTATATGAGAAATAAACTTCATTTTTTGATTTATTTTTGGTTGAAGTTCTATAACAATAGACTTTATATTTATAAAAATATCAACATTTTCATCATATATTTTTTGTAAACGTGTTAAAACTATCTTGGCAATATCTTGTAGTAAATAATCATTAACTAAACGTTTTTTATATATGTTTTGTGGTTTTATAGTAATGTCTTTAGGAAAATGTGTTTTACAAGAGTATATCATATCAGTTTCACTTTTATATTTATATCCGCAACGTTTTCCACAAGCTGTACCATCACGTTTAGATGATTGACAAATGTGATCTTCTGTGTCTAATGTATCATATACATCCCATAATTTTATAATATAACTAGATAAATCTTTATGGTCAGTATAATCCATGCAACATAGGGACAAGTTTTTAATACCAATATCGATAGATAATATCATTGTATATAAGAATGATATTAAATAATTATTATGATCGCGCATTTATTTGTTCATTTCGTATTTATCAGTTAATAAGTAGCAAAACTGTAACCAATCATTGTATTGTAAGTTAAATCGCAGTGTTTGTTTTGCAAAATTGAATACGATACGATAAGATATATCTAATTCTTTTGTATAAAAGGTATCAAAACATGTAATAAGATTTGTTTTAGTAAAAACATAAAGGTTAGGATTTCGTAATACTAAATCTGTAAAAAAATTTGTTAAATCGTGATATTGCATATCACATATGAAAAAAGGTGAGAAAGCACCGAATCTATGTTTTAAATCTTCATACAAATAATAAATTTTATCGGAATAATTAAATAAAAATTCATCTAGATGATCTATTTGCATAAAATTATCATCTATAAAGTCATCTGAATCAAAGTCCATTGTAATTTAGTTGATTTAAGAGTTATTGGGCATAAACTTGTAGTAATTGTATTTTTAAATTAACGGTTCGTGGGTTTTTTTTTAAATTTTTTAAAATATAAAATTATTTTATTTTATTATAGTATATTAAAACAAATCCTATGGCTAATATTTTAGAACTTATTCAACGAAACGATATGCTTAAAGTTGCACTTATTCTACTTGGTGTTTATCTTTTAGTATCTTATATGCAAAAACCTCGATCTGAAAAGATGGAAAATTATTATGGTATGATGCCAGAACAACTTGAAAATGTAGAAGGAGAACAAACAGCTGAAGAAAAACCTATTGCTCAACCACCAGTAGAACCAACGCAACCAGTAGCTGAAGTAATGCAATCTCCACAAAAAATTCAAGTTGATAAAATTGTAGCAGGTAGTGAACAAGTCAAACCTGAAGATCTTCTTCCAAAATATGGAGCTGAAAATGAATTCGCTAAAGAAAATCCTGTTTCTAAGCTTTTAAAAGAACAAAACTTTTTAATTAGTGGATATCATGTAGGTATTAATACTGTAATGCAAAGTAATAAAATCCCATACCAAGACATTCGATCTCTACCTCCTATCCCTAAGGAAAATGTAGGACCATGGAACCAAAGCAGTTTTGAACAAAGTCCTGCTCAAATGAGAAGATTCTTTGAAATTGGTGTTTAAATAAATCAACTTTTAATAATATACTGTAACACTTAATAATATACAATACATATATTATTATAGATTGGTATGTAATGTTATAGTAAAAGTTATTTTTTATCTGGTAACGCGCAAGTTTGTGCTTTAGTAGAACATACTGCTCTTATAGATTCGTATTTATCTAAAACTTCTTGAAAGCTAGGTGCTGGTTTAGTTATAAATGTTTTCTGTCTAAATTCTTCTAAATTTTTATAGTAAATTCTTTTATCATCATCATTCTTTTCCCCATTATGATATATTGTTTTAAGGCGTTTTTTTTCATCGTTATAGCATTTTTCTTCTTGTGCTATTAGTTTATTGTTAACTTTATTTCTTATTTCATAAAGCCAACGCATAAGTTCTATTCTTCCTTTCATAAAATCATCAATAGGAAGGTCTTTACAAAAACCTAAAAATGATTGTCTACAAAATATACAAGGCATTGTATAACCTAAACTTAATAGCATATTTTTAAAATGACGTTGAATTTCTTTGTGTTGTTTATTTCTTTCATCTATTTTTACAGGATATCCACCCATTATACAAGAGAATAAAAAATACCATCCATTAGGACCCCACGCTTTAGTAGATAATCCTGAAGTACCGTGATATTTTGAATAATCTGTATTGTCGTGTAAATCTGGTTTTGATTTCATTATTAATATATACTAGTAAAAAAAGTTTAACAATTAGGTTTGAAATTTATATAAAAAAACTTTTAGTATTATAAGGTAGATAAAATGTCAGTTAATTTTTGCTCTACTAATGATAAAAATAATTCTCAAATGGAAAGAAAAATATTAGATGTATATTATTATTTAGATTTTGATGACAAATTTACAGATGTACGTTTTTTAGAACGTTGTTTACAAGTAAATATAGTTGTTAATATGAAAGATTGTCAAATTAATCGTTTTGTAAATTGTAAAAATGAATATATTATTACTGACAAGATAGGAACTGATGACGTTGTAAAACGTGGACTTTTAATTTTCAACAAAATGTTTAGAAGATTAAAATTAAAAACTACAAATGATATATGGTTCATATATTTAGCAAATGGTGATATAAAAGACATCCATAAAAACATATTCATTACTTTACTCAATAAAAATCCATGTATTAAAACATGTTCTTACACTATAAATAAAAACATTGTCAATATAAGAAGCGATCAGGAAAAAATAATAAAATTGAATAACATACAGCAAGTTAATGAAACCTTAAAAGAATTATTTGTAACAGATAAAATTATTACTTATACAAATCTTATAGACTAGTAAGACTGTTAAATTTTTATATACTAATTAGACTTACGAAACGGATCAATTTTAATAAAATGATGTAAGGGGAATTTAATTATAGTTTGATATGTAATTGGATGTAAAAGTATCATTGCTGAATCCTTATCACGTTTATAATCTCTTACTTCACCTATGTATCCTTTATAAAAGTTCAAAACACTATCTTTTACACCAATAATTTTAACAAAATCTCCTTTATTTATATTTTTATATACTTCAACTTCCTGATTATTTAAATTTGTGTCTATATTTGTATTTGTAAATGTTTGTTGATTTTGTTCATGTGGTTTTTTAACTGTTTTATTAGATGTTTTTGATATATCAACAGAATCTTTAGAATTTTGTAAAAATTGAAAGAAATCCATTTAAAGCTAAAAAATTATACTTTTTAAATAAGATGTTTTATGTAATTTTAATTACCCTTTTAACAACAATATTATTGTATTATTATAGACGTATTATATTCTTAAAGACATTTTCGTTATTTTTACGGATTTGCAAGTGGAAAATTGAAAGAAAATTGAAGAGGATGTCACGACTGATAAACAATATTAGCAAGAAACATTGTGTAAGTATAAAAGATACCACGTTTACAGATTATGATGTTGTTTTTAACGAGAAACAATACAGTTTAATATTTTTTTCTGAATCTGATGTATATGAATTTAGTAATTCAATTAATTTAGGAGATAATAGATGTACTACATTTGATAAGCGTAATTTAATAGTTCATGCTAGTATTACAGATAATAGCGGTGAAATATTATTTGATATAACACATGATATAAGACGATTTTGTTTTTATTTTGATAAACGTGTTAAATTAGGTAAATTATTTGACTTTTTAGAAATAAAAAAATCGAATAGTTTAAGGTTAGTAGATTATAATTTGACGTTGTATATGAATGATGATAATTTTACTGAAAAAGTGTTTAAAATAAACACGATTTATAATACAGATTTTAAAACTGTATTCATTGATGAAAAACCAGACGTAATTATGGAAGATCTTGATTAATTGATTGTGTAATTGATTGTGTAATTGATTGTGTAATTGATTGTGTAATTGATTGTGTAATTGATTGTGTAATTGATTGTGTAATTGATTGTGTAATTGATTGTGTAATATATTTGTTATTATTTTCTAGTAAAAAGATAATAAACGATAAAACAATGAAAAGTGTAATAAAAACATTAATTTTGAGTGGTGGTGGTGTCAAGGGTATAGCGTATATTGGTGTTATAAAACGTTTAAATGAATTAAAACAAAGTGGTGATGTTAAATTTGAAATAAATGAAATGTGTTGTGTTTCTATAGGTAGTTTAGTAGGATTATTGTATTTAATAGGATATTCATATGATGAATTATATCAGGAAATTATGGCAATGGAAATTGATAGTTTAAAAAATTTCCGTATGAAGAATTTATTAGAAAAATATGGTATGGATAATGGTAAATTAATAACAACATGGATAGAATCACTTTTATTAAAAAAGGATGTTTCAAAAGATATTACTTTACGTGAAATATGGTTAAAATACGGTATTAATTTCAGGGTGGTTGTAACAAATGTAAATAAATATGGTGTTGAAATTTTTGATTATAAAAAGAATCCTAATTTAAAGGTTGTAAAGGCTATACGTATGTCTACAAGTATACCGTTTATTTTTTGTGCAGAAAAGTATAATAATAATATATATGTTGATGGAGGAGTTTTAAATAATTATCCTATAAAGTTATATGAAGACTATGAAAATATGGATAATGTACTTGGTTGTAAACTTGTTACAAGGGGAGAATTTCAAGATGATGATATAAATTACGATATAGATTCATTTGAAAGTTATCTTTTACATTTAATGGGTTGTTTGTTTGCAAACAAGGAAAGAGATACTACTTTAGCATACAAGTATACAGAACATACAATTTGTATACACGCATATAAAATAACACAACCTATTAATTTTATATTAACGGATGATGAAAAACGTGGTTTAATTGATATGGGTTATAAGGCAGCTTGTGAATATTTTGACAATGTTAAAAGTTAAATTTATTTTCGTGGCCTATAATAGAATGAGTCAAGGTATTAGAGACTATGAAGTTATCAAACATATTGGTAAGGGATCGTTTTCGAACGTGTATTTGTGTAGAAATGAGATACCTTTACATATAGGTAATATGGAATCCGATGAAGAATTCTTTATAATAAAAGAAATAAATATAAATGAGTTGGTAAAAAGTTATATGATAAGAAGAACAGGTGGTAGTACGGTTAGACGAGTAAATAAAAACAAAAATGAAACAGGTGATATACAAGTTAATATAACACCGTATAAAAATGAAAGTGAACTTGTTAACACTGAACAAGATTATTATTTTCAACGTTTACAAGAATTGATAGAAAGTGAAATAGAAATATTATCTGTTTTAGATCATCCTAACATAATAAAATATTATGGACATACTAAGGACAATGGTATATATTATTTAAGAATGGAGTATTGCAATGGAGGAGATGTGTATGATTTTTTAAAAAGTCAAACATCAGAACGTTTTAGGAATTCATCAGGTGGATTTACAAACTCTTTTTTATATGAATTCTTAAATCAAACTATAAATGGATTAAAATACATACATGATAAAAATATTATACATAGAGATATAAAGTTACATAATGTTTTAATAAAGCATACTCATCAAGGTATAGAATTTAAAATTTCAGATTTTGGTTTTGCGTGTTATGATTTATGTGGAATGAATAATAAAGATATTGATTGGGATGACATATTGTGTAAAAAATATTACAAATTATGTGGTACTCCTTACTATATGGCTCCGGAAATTATATTAAATATGAATAAAATGGAAAATATAACTATGTATAAACAACAAACAAGAAAATCTAATGTTTTGATATACAATAAACGAATAGATATATGGAGTTTAGGGATATGTATTTATGAACTAATGTTTAATTTGTTACCATTTTCAAACATTAAAAATATAAATGACTTGGAAAGATTTTATAAATTGGAAAATATTCAAGATATTATGAATAAAAAGATAACAAGACGTATTGGGTTACGAGATGACTTTAAAACTATAATGTATAAGATGATGACAGTAGATAAAAATGAACGTTGTTCAGTAAATGAAATTTATAATTTTTTACAAGAGACAAGATGTGTTATTGATTTAGTTAATGATGCAGATGTTTCTGCAAATGTAATGGATGTAATAAATTGTAGAGAAAATACATATATTAAGAATGAAGATATGAAAAGAGATATTGTTACAAATCCTGTCAAGGAAGAGTATGGTCAGTTTGATTTATCTTGGGAAAAAATAAACAAATCTAGCTCTATAATAATGAAAATGAGTGTACAAAAAGGATTTTTAAATTGGTTATTTAATAAAAAATAAAATGACGTTATATAATAATATGTATTATATAATACCATTAGCAGTTGTGTTACACTTTGTTACTACACGTTTTGTGTGGACAACAGGTACCACACATTATAGTGACAAAGGTCTACTTACACAAGAGAATAATCAAGGATTAATTTATGATATAGTTCATAATAATACTACTGATTATTCTCAATACAATTACACAAAAAATTGGTTTATGATGTTTTTCTTGTTACCTATTTTTATTAATTTTGATAAAGTATCAAGTGCATTTTTAATAGAATTAGTTATTAAATTTTGTTTAATTGTTATCATAAGAAGTTTGACTATGGCTTCAACTATTTTACCAAGACAAAATGGATGTGAAGTCAAAAATTTAGGTTTGTTTAACATGACAATAGGTGGTACGTGTTATGATAAAATGTTTTCTGGACATTTTGCTCTAGGGTTTTTGATAACATTAATGTTATTTAAATACAACATAGTTAGACCAACTACTAATAATCTTATATATTTCTTTGTAATTAATGCTGTACACGCTTTAATATTAACAATAACTAGATCACATTACAGTATGGATGTAGTGGTTGCTTTTTTTATTACATTTTTAGTTAATGATTATGCAAATTCGTTTTTTAAAGTTTTTTAAACCGTTTTATCATTTTTTTCAAATCATTGTATGAAAAATGTGATGTTTGTATACAATAAGCTGATCGTATACCATTTGATGGACTTGTAACAGAGTGTGGTTTCTTTACATTTAAAATCCATGCTTCATAGGGTTTTGCAGTAAAACTATCAATTTCATCTAATTCATCTGGGTTGTAAACAGCACCGTTTGTTTGGTTATCTACTTTTATTGATTTAGAATTTGATCTAGTATTATAGAATACAGTAGTTGCTGTATTTGTTTGAACATAAATATTGATAACTGTATTTATATCACTGTCTATATGTGGAGGTATATAGTCATTGTTTATTTCAAACCAACAAACGTTAAAATAACCCCTATATTTATCAGGTATAATACGTTTTAAAATATCATTAGATACATCTAGTGGTATATCGTAATAACGTATTCCTATAAATTCACCATCTATAGTTTTCCCATAACTTGTAGTTAATCTTTTTGTTATAGGTGGTAATACATATAATCCAGTCATTACTCGAGTAGCCCCTAGACCACTTTTCATTTATTTATGATTTATAAATAAAATGCAAATTTTTATCGAAAAAGTTTTTAGTAGTTTATAATTATTTTCTTAATATAGTATATGTTATATAAATTACCGACTGAAATTTTGTGTGAAATTGGTAGTTATTTGGATTATAAAAATTTAACAACTTTGCGATTTGTTAATAAATATTTTTATTTTGTGTTTGGATATGTTGCAAAATCACGTTTGGTGACTTATTTGCAAAATTGTGGTATTAAAACTAATGGATTCAATAATTTGTCAAATACTAGTATTTGTATTTTATTGAATATTTTGTTTTTTGTTAAAAAACATATGATGAACAATTCTCTTAAAATGTTGACTATTAATATAACTAATACATTTTTTAAAACATATTATTTTAAAAGTAATTTGTGTAGTAGTGAAAATACTTTAGAAAAATGTATCTTTTTGTTATCAAGTGATATGTTTAATGATGTTGAATTTGACAATTTAGAAACAATTTTTTCAAACTTAGTTATAGATGAACGAGTTTTTAAAAAAAATGTTATAACATCTAGTTTGAATAATATGGGGAATTCAGAAGTTGTTTTTATGAGAACGGATTATGATGTAATAAGCGAAACTCGTCAAACATCATTGTTACATGGAATAGATAATAATTGTAAAAAGTATATGGTAACGTTTCATTTTTTTATATAATATACAAATATAGATATATATGCGATTTGATTTGGGATTTGGTGAATTAAAATCGCCAGAAGTTGTTTATTATGATATAATAACATATGTATTGCAAAATATTAATACACGTTGTGATTGTGATGAAATAATTGCGACACATCCGGTGAATTATTACAAATATTGTAATTACACTGTTAAACCCTATGTATATACAAGTGACATAAAATTATCACATAATATACATTTAAACTTTTACTTTTCATATAAAAGAAGTTATATATCTATATATAGGGAAAATGATAATGTAGAATTAAATACAGAAACTGAAGCGACTGATTTTGCAAAGTTGCAATATTTATTATTAATTTATTGTGATAAAATCTTATTGAAATATTGTTTAGGAGATTTCATTTATAATTTGGGTTAAGTGTGTTATGTGTTAAATATTTGATAAATACAAGCATATATTTTGTACATTGTGTGTATATAAAATACGTATGCGATTTATTAAGTTATTTATAAAAATTTTTTTTCTTTTTGTATATTATAAAAACAATAAAAAATGGGTGGTGGATTAATGCAATTAGTTGCCTATGGCGCTTTAACCACATCTTGGGTGCCAAGAGTCAGCTACTTAGGAAGTTCCGTATTCACTTCTTAAGAAAAATAGTATAAAATACGGATGTGATAGTTTTTTTTATCAAATTCCACCCTATTATCACATTATTTAACTGGCTAGTAAATTAAGAATTATAATACTTCTTAGTTTGCAAAATCTCCAAATTGCGGGAACCTCCTTAGAGCCTTAACTACCATTTCTATATAGTGATATAATAGAAAGACCACGGTTAATAGCCGTACCCAATGGTAAAAATGTTAAGGATTGGACAATCCGCAGCCAAGCATCTTTTATTAAAAAATGAATATAAAGTATTATATGTATGTATATTATGGGTGATATATATTGTTTAACAAGTCCATCCGATAAAAAATATATTGGACAATCTGTTAAATTTTTATCTAGTGGTAAAAAGTGGGGTTATTTAAAAAGATGGCGTCAACATTGTTATGAAGCAAAAATAAATAAAGGTTTTTGTAGATTACTAGATAATGCCATAAGAAAATATAATCCTGATGCTTTTAAAGTAGAATTATTAAAAGAATGTTCTATAGACGAATTAGATTATTATGAACAATATTATATATCTAAATATAATACATTAAAACCTAATGGTTATAATTTAACTACTGGGAAATCACAAAGTAGGCAATCAGAAGAAACAAAAATAAAAAGAAGTGAATCTATGTTAGGTAAAAATAAGGGTAATTCTCTCAAAAAAAGAATTAGACAGAGAGATAAAGACAATAATTTACCTAAATATTTAAGATCATACAATGATTCTTCTGGTAAATCAGGTTATAGAGTTAGTAACCATCCTATTTTAAAAGATAAATCTTTTTTAAGTAAAAAATTATCCGATGATGAAAAGTTAAATTTAGCATTAGAATATTTATCTATGGTAGATAAAAGATGAAGGTTCAACGAGTAGACGGAGATTGGAATTTTATGATAGTTTACCAAACTTGAAAGTTCTTAAGGTGTACTCTGCCCCCTATAGAAATATAGGGGAAAAAGCAAGATATTTACCTTACAGGTAATCCTTAATAAAATGGGGATGAAAAGTGGTCAGCTATAACTATTAGGATATGTTATAGAAAAATCTGTAAGAGTCCTATATTAATTATTTATTGATTAATAATTCAACTGCTAGTGAATTAATTTTATATATAGATTAATTTGCAACACTATCAAATTGCGGCGACGTCCTAAAGATATTAAAAAATGATTTAAATATTTATGTATAGTATAATAAATGTTATGTAAAATTTGTAAAATAGTAAAGATTTTAGCGAATTTTATTTTCGTTTAGATAATCAACTAGTAAAATCATTTGCTACTAAAGTAAATTTGAAAAGATTTACTGGCTCAGAATAAACTGAGGTATAGTAAAAAGGCAATATATGATAGAATTTAAAATTCTTGAAATGGATAAGCACGCAGCCAAGTCCTAAGTGTATATAATACATATGGATGCAGTTCAACGACTAAACGGTAGTGGGGAAAGTGATATACACTTTTCTTAAGATATAGTCTATTCCCTATTATACTTATTGTATAATTAAATATACCGAAAGGTAGGGTATTAAAGCAAATTACTTTTTTCAAAGTCGTATACAGACGACACACTAACTTTGCAATTGAAGCTATTGAACAGACCTTTAACGGATCTGTAGACTTTGGTCGAAAAGTTTCTTGCACTGTTTCTCGCAACGGTGATCTTATTCACAAGGTCTACCTTCAAGCAAAAGTTGGAGCTATTAAAGCTGCAACTGGAGCTAATACGATTAAATGGGTTCAAAATCTTGGACATAATTTGATCGATGAAGTTTCTATTGAAATTGGTGGTCAAACTATTGACAAACATTACGGTACTTGGTTAAATATCTGGAATGAACTTACTCAGACTTCTGAAAAGTCATCTGGATACAACGATATGATTGGTAACGTTGGTGGAATGACTGATGCCAAAGATGGTGATGATGGTGAAATTGGAGAATATACCATGTATATCCCTCTTCAATTCTGGTTCTGTAGAAATCCTGGTCTTGCTCTTCCTTTAATTGCTCTTCAATACCATGAAGTTAAATTTAACATTAGCTTCAAGGCTCTTGCTGATCTTTATGTAAAGACAGGTTCTTCTGATTTAGTTAAAACACCAAGTCTTGAAGCTTCATTGTTTGTTGATTATATTTATCTTGATACTGATGAACGTCGTCAATTTGCTCAAGTTCAACACGAATACCTTATTGAACAATTGCAATTTACTGGAGCAGAAGCTGCTTCATCTGGTGCTTATAAGAGCAAGCTTGCTTTGAACCACCCTTGCAAGGAACTCATTTGGGTTATTCGAAATGGTGAGAAAGCTGGAGCTACTGCTGGTGATTATGAACTTATTAACACAGCAAAACTTCAACTTAATGGCCAAGACCGATTCTCTGAAAGAAAGGGATCTTACTTTAACTTGGTTCAACCATATCAACATCACACTTGTATCCCAGGTGATGGTGTATATGTTTACTCATTTGCTCTTAACCCAGAACAACATCAACCTTCTGGTACAGTAAACATGTCACGTATTGATAACGCTACTCTTCATCTCAGTTCTGATGATGGTGGTAACCTCCATGTCTATGCTGTTAACTACAACGTTCTCAGAATCATGGCCGGTATGGGAGGTCTTGCATACTCCAATTGATCGGACTGTATGCTTAATATTTTTGCTAGTCCTCCTAATTAAAATTGAAAAAAATAATAACTATTTTAATAAAAATCATATTAAAATGGCAGAAGATGATAAATTTCAGTGTACAAACTGTAAATGTTATAGAATTCAATCAGATTTTATAGGAAAGTATGGTAATGTTGTTAAAAGATGTTTAAAATGTCGCGAGAAAGATGCTAAACAAAAAAAACTCCCTGACATTATTGAAAAAAGAAATAAAAGACAAAATGAAAAAAAATATTATATTAAACATCGTGAAAAGAAAAGAGAAGAACATGAAGAAGAATATTTAAAACATAATGTAGAAATGGCTAAAAATTGGAGAAGCAAAAATAAAGAACATTTAGCACAATGGCAAACATTAAATTTTGCAGCTAGGTTTAGAGCTATAAAGCATCAAGCGCAGAAAAAATGTATTATTTGGAATGAAGATTTAAGTGATGAAATATGTTATAAAATGATGACATCAAATTGTTTTTATTGTAATTTAGTACCAATTAAAACTCTAAATGGAATAGATAGAATGAATGGTATGGGTGCGTACGAAAAAAAGAATACAGTGAGTTGTTGTAAAAATTGTAATTTTATTAAAGGTAGTTTAGACCCAGAAACATTTATAAAAAGATGTCAACATATTTCAAAAAGATTTGGTGGAAATGGAACTTTAAATAAAGATATATGGCCTAATTCAAATTCTGTAGCATATAATAGATATTTTTCTAGAGCAGCAGAAAAAGATTTAGAATTTGTTTTAACAAAAGAACAATTTATAAAATTTACACTTGAAAATTGTTATTATTGTAACAAAGAAAATTCTGAAAGTCATAATAATGGTATTGATAGAAAAGACAATAAAATAGGGTATATTATAAAAAATTGTGTAAGTTGTTGTAGAGAATGTAATTATATGAAAGGGAGTTTAACAGAAGATGAATTTATTGACACTTGTAAAAGAATATCAGAATACAATCTTAAAAATAATGTTGAAATTCCTAAAATTTATAAATGTGAGGGTAAAATTACAAAAAGAGAAAAGCATGACATTCCAAAAGAGAAAATTGTTATTACAAAGCAACAACCAAATAAAGAAAAAGAAGTTAAAGAACCAGTTAAAGAATATATACCTAAGAAAAGAGTTTATACAAAAGGTTCAAATTTACCAGACGACTGTAAAATTAAAGCAGAAGATATCCCTAAATATTGTTATTATATAAAAGCAACAAAAGATAAAGGTGATGCGTTTTGTTGTACCAAATTACATCCAAAACAAAAAGAATCAGGAAAAGATTGGACAACAACAAAATCTAAAAAAGTTTCGATTGAAGAAAAATATAAACACTTATTGGAATATTTATACAATTAAAATTTAATATTTAACAAATCGAAAATATTTATAATAAATTATTTTCGATTAATTTATGTAAAATCGCAAACAATACTCTCACCAGATGTTTTACATGATGTTCCACTTGCACACGATCTGTATATCCAAGAGTTATTAACACAAGTATCAAATCCGCTACCATTACATTTCATTTCACCAGTTACACAATTGCACTTATTACCAGAATTCTCTTGTTCAATTTCTTGTTCTTGTTCAATTTCTTTTTCTTTTTCTATACGCTGTTGTTCAAATTTATTGTTATGCTGTTGTCCAAATTTCTTTTTATGCTGTCGTTTTGGTATTTGTTTTAGTCTATTTAATTTTGTATTTTTCTTGTTACTTTTTCCTTTGATATCTACAACTGAATTTAATAGGTCTCTTCCGTCTACACTTGAATCAGCTCCTACTTCCCATTCTGGAACATTAGGATATCCTGGTAAATTTACAACTAATAATTCTTTACCACTTATATCTATACTATTTCCATTAGTATTAACAGTTACATCAGCACATTCCATATAATATTCTCTATTTCCTATTCTGTTAATCCACGTCCAAAATACAGTAACATCATCTCCTTTTGCATTTTCAGGAATATCAAATGAATAAGACATAGAATCTAATAAACAATTACTAACAACTGTTTTCAATACTACAAAATTTCTATCATCGTAAGATATACCAAATTGACAATGACCACCCCCATGAACAGCAGTTCCTTCTAAAGTTACAGTAATAGTATTTGTATCATATGTTGTAACAGATGGTCCCTTTGGAAAACCTTTACATGGAAAACTAAAACGATCAGGTTCTACATTTAAAGGTGATCTTAAATTATAATTCACTAATCCATTTTCTCTGTAATATTCTGATAACTGATTTCTTCTAGATGGTGGAAAACTCATCGATATATGTGCTAAACTAACCCCGAAATAAATCCATAAATTTAAAAAAATTTTATATAAACACATTTTGTTAATAATGTATATAAAAACCGTATCTTTAAATTGATTACAAACACAAAACAAATGGATCGTCTGTTAATACGTATTTAGACCCTTCTTTATACCCAACTCTTTCTAATGTATTTTTATCGTAAACAAATGAATCATCTTCGTAATAAAATGTACCATCAATTTGAATACAAGTATGATTTTTAAATTTATCTAATGATTTTGGTAAATCTGAATTTTCAATAACAAAAACATCTTGGCTATTTTGTTTTTCAACAATTTGAGATTTGTATTCTAAATATTGATGTGTTTTACAATAATTAGATCCTTCGCGTACTCGTCTACAACATTTATTACCATTTTGTGAAACCCCAATGCATATTTTTTGTTCATCTTGTGAATTGTCAAATACTGATAAAAATTTTCTTAATAAAATATCTTTGTTAACCTTTTGATCAGTTTCTTTATAAACAATATCATATTCAAAAAACATATCATCTAAAATTTTTGTAATATCCTTTGTATATGCTCTTGAAATACTATTTGGAATGTTTGTAACTCGTTTACATAATCTTTCTAGTTCCATTTAAACTTAAACTTTCTTCTTAATATTTGCAAAAATATTTTGATTTTTTATAGGAAATATAGATAAGGACAATGGTGTTGGTTTATCTTCGTTCATATGGAATTCACCTTCATTCTTAAATAATTTTGTAAAGCCACGTGCCATCAAATCCATATTACTCATTGTATTTTCATTATTATTCGTATCTGAGTTGTTATTAGTATCTAAGTGATTATTAGCATCTGGCTTGTTATTGTCTAACCGATTTATATAATAAGAATAACATACATCTTTATTATCAAAAACGGTAATTAACAATATAATTATATTATTTGTATTATTTGTATTATTTGTATTATTTGTATTATTTGTAAATAATTTTAACAAGTTTTTCTTTTTTGAATATTTTATCTCCATTTCTTCACATTCTAAAACCCCGTGATTACTATAACCATTTGATTCCATTTTAACATAGTTTATTTGTTTAAATTCTACATCAAAATACACGATTAAAGAATCTTCAGAAAATGTAAAATTTATAATCTTCATATTAGTTAAAATATCTTGTGTTTAAACTAATAAAATTCATCTTAAAATTTAACCAATTACATTTTTCTAAAATAATTATTACGTTCCAAAATTTCAGATAATACTCTGTTAGGTAATCCTAAACTACGTTGTAAATGTGATAATGCTAATGTTTCTTTTGGTAAACATTTTCCACCAAACCCAAAAGAACCATCGTGTCCAGGAACATCAATGTGAGATTCTCCAATACGTGGTTCTAAATGAAACAAATCTTTTAAATCATTATAATTTACACCAAAACGATCACATACTTCATTTATTTCATTAAAATACCATACTTTTACAGCCAAAAATACGTTGATAGTATATTTAAATAATTCGCATTGTTCATAACTTTTATGAATAACATCTATAGTCTTGTGAGAATAAAGTCTTCTCATAACATCCTCGACTAAATTACGTGTACTAACGTCACAGTTAGTTCCTAATAAACAAAAATCTGCATTGTACATATCTTCTGTAAAAGTTTTTTCCTTTAAAAATTCTGGACAAAATACAATATTTAATCTTTTACCATATTTGTTGTTTAAAATTCTTGATGTACCCGGTTTTACAGTTGATTTAATAATAACTGATGTTGCACGTGTAGTCTCGCAAAACAATTGGTCTAATACATGTTCTACAATTGATGTATCGCATTCTCCAGTGTCATCCCTTGGAGGTGTAGGTACACAAATAAAATAAAAGTTATGTTCATTTGTATCTTCAGAATGTTTAATTAAACTAGAAATATCATTGAAATTTTTAACTGATTCGACTTCATCTTTTTTTAAAACATCATATGTACAATATGGTACATTGTTTTGTTTACACAAATAACCAATAGCTCCACCTACATACCCATAACCAATAATGTTAACAAAATCGTATAAATTAGACATATTAATAATTATTTAATAAGTTTTATTTTTAAATAAGTATTTATAAATTCAATATTTTCTTGATATTTTCGTCTACCATATTATTCCCCTTCCAAAGAAAATGTTTAAAAGATGATTTATCATCTGGTTCTTGAGTATGTGAAAAAACGTGATTGAATTTTATTTCTATTTTTTTGTTATCCGAATTGATATTGTCTTTAAATGTTAAAATATTTTTAATAATATCTTGATTTTTTACATCTTCACCCTTTGCATTTTTCCAATCGTTTTTAATCCATCCTTTATACCATTTTTCTAGACAGTTAATTGAATACATACTGTCTGTACATACAATAACTGTTTTATTTTCGAATAAATCTGAGTTTTCTACAATAGTTTTAAATACATATCTTATAGCCGATAGTTCAGCTTTGTTATTAGTTGGATCTTTTACAACCAAACGTGTTGTATTAAATTCATATAGGATTGAATCATCGTCCATAGAAAACACAACCGAATATCCAGCTTTACTATTAGCTTTACCATTTTTGGAACAACCACCATCTGTAAATACATATATTGTATTTTCATCATTGTCTACTGGTTCTGTTTGTTGAACTAAATCATTTAAAATGCTTGTAATTGTTTTATTTGAAAGACTACCTGCTATATCAATTAGTGATTTTTGATTAAACTTGTTTTTATATAAAAAAATCTCAAAATCTTTTCTTGATGAAGACATCTTTAAATACAAGTTATTATATTATAATTCAATTGTTTTTAAATAAACTTATTTTACGATTACAAGATTTTCCATAGCCTCGATATGATCACCAGGTTTTACTAAAATTTGTTGTATATTTTTATTTGGTATAATTACATCTACACGTGAACCTAATAAAATAAATCCTAATCGATGTCCAGGATTTAAAATGTCATATTGTTTAGATTCTGATTGTAAAAAGTTTAAAATTCTCCTTGTTAATAATCCAGTTATTTGTGTAATACTATATTTAAATTTTAAATCTGGATTATACAATGTTGTTTTAACTCTTGTATTATTAACTGAATGTTCTAAAAACGCAGGTAAAAACAAACCACTAAATGTTTCAACGGAAACAAGTTTAGAACGTGTGGGGATATATTGAGTATGGTTATCAAATATATTTAAGAATAAAGAAACGCGTGTGTTTTCATTTTCTGTTACTATTTCTCTAATATAACCAGAACTTGGTGCGTAAAAAACTTTTTCTTGTATGTTTTCCTTTATTATTTTTTTGTCTGGACTGTTTAAAAATCGTAAACAAAAACATAAAACCAAAAATGTAGTCGTAACATTGTTTGTTATCATATATATTACAAATGGGATGAATACTAATGATATAAAATCTAATACTATCATTGCCTTATAATATATACAATAAAATTATTTTCTAGGTACAGCTGGTGAGTTAAAAACATAATGTAAATATCCATAATTAATAGACTGTTGACTACAAGCTTTGTCTATTTTTTGTTTTTTTTCTTCTTGTTTTTCCTGAGCTTGATCAAAACGTTCCTTTGTTTTAATAACAAACATTAATATATATAAGATAGCTACAAGCATTATCAAATGCTCAAATGTAATTTCAAATTTCATTTTAATATATATTATATATTAATAAAAAATTTTTTTTATTAGTTAAAGTTATAACATAATAAATGAAAACACCAAAAAGATCAAGAAAACGAACAAGTTCAAAAAGATCTAGAAAGCGTAGGACTTCCAAACGTAAAAGTAAATCCAAGTCAAAAGTAAGAATACCTGTTACAACACGTGGTGGATTATTTGGATATCATATTGATTTACCAGAAAAAAAGAGAAGATCATTATTAAAGTTTTTATTAAGTAGAAAATTAGCAAGTTATTCTGAAATAATTAAACGATTGAATGTTTTATCAATATATAATAAGCGAAAACATCCAGAATCTACACGTAAAGTAAACCGAGATATTACATTTGTACATAATCACTATCAAAAATACAGCTTAACATCGCAACGTAAGTCGAAAAAGAAGTCGAAAAAGAAGTCGAAAAAGAAGTCTAAAAGAAAATCGAAAAGGAAATCGAAAAGTAAATAAGTATATTTAAAAATAATAGTTGAAATATATTTTATTATTCATTTTATATAGTGATGGAAAACAAAATAGTTATGTTTTCAAAACCTGGTTGTAAATATTGTGAAAATGCTAGGTCATTTTTAAACACATTACAATTACAATATAAAGAAATAAAGTTAAAACCTGATGAAAAAAATTATGAAAAGAAAAGAGATCAATTATTTAATTATTACAATCACCATTCGTATCCTATTATAGTAATAAACAATGAATTTGTTGGTGGTTATAATGATTTAATTAGATCATATGATACTTTAAAGTTACACAATATGTGTAGTAGAATAGGTATAGATTTACAGTGTGATTTTTAATAAACACACATTCGTTTTTATATAATAATTAGCTTTATATAAAAATAACGATTTATATAGATTTGATTTTATTAAAGAAATCTTCATTGTCAAGTATCATTCTAATAATTTTTATAATTGTTATTTTATCTTGTTTTGATAAATGAGTTTGAATACGCTCTTCTATAGCTTTCATAATCTTGTTTAGTTGAAGCTTTCCACATTTAAGTTCTTGTGCACAAATATCCTTAATATGATGTAAATAAAAATTATGTTTATCTAAAAAACGTTCTATTTCTTCTGGTAGTTGTGCGCGTTTAAATATTGTTATAACTCGTTTTCTTTTTGTTTGTAAACCAAGTGTTTTATAATGTTGTTTTGAACGATCAAAAAATAGTAAAATCATTTTGGGGTGTGGTTTATCACCATTTGTTAAATCAGTAATATTGAGATCTTCATCTAATATTACTATATCTACGTTTAATACTTTACAAATTAATGATAATGTGATATTATCTCCTTGAAAATTAAATCCTGGTTTTTTAAGTTGTGATGTAAAATCACGTTTATTTTTTATAGTAAAGGGATCCCACTCTCCAATAAATTCACCGTGTTGTTTTTCAAGTCTATAATTTTGAATAATATCAAAAAATTCTGAATTTTCTAAACCATTAATGTATTTACATAAAGATTGTCTTAAACGTTCGTGATTGGTTTTGCATCCTGCATTTGTTAAAGCCGTTTCTATAGATCTAAATTGACAATTACCATCACCTAAACAATTTTTTATTACAAAATTTTCAGATGCTAATTTTTTTCTCCAAGATTCTGATAATGGTTCCCATGTAAAAACATCTTCATTTTGTTTTATCATATCTTTTTCAAAATCTATATCATCAATATTTAATTTTCTATTATCATTGGTAATCCCTATAATAGGTACGTCTACATTTTCAACAAAACTATCGTTCATTATATATATATTATAAAAAAATAATAACAAACATCCAAGATAAACAGTAAATTATTTTAAAAGTTAAAATATTTCAATATTAAATTATAAATCATTTACAAGTCGTCATTGTCAAGATCTTCACTGAATGATTGTTTAATTTTAATATTAAACCCATAATTCATACATCCATTGATAACAGATTCTTTTTCATTTCCATATTTGATTTTCATAGCACGACGTAGATCTTTAATATCTGGAACACGAGAATTTGGATAATTATTTGACCACCAAGTAGAAAAATGACTGTAAATTGTTTTGTTTGATTCAAACTCATTTTGAACTTCTTCCAATGTTTGATCAAAGAATTCGTTAAACTTGTCATTGTCAACCTTGTATTTAGCTGTTGCTTTCTTGACTTCATCTGGTTCATTCATTCCTTCTTCTAAAAATTTTTCATACCAATGAATAAGAATACTCATAAAATATGGTCTCCAAGATTTAATTTTGTATTTAATACTTGGATCAATTTTAAATTCGTTTTCTTTTGTTGGATTATCACAAAATCTCGACTTAAACTCTACCACGCGTATTCTTCTCCAAGTCCCACCATCAACACTAGTTACAGTTGGTAAATCATTACAGCACATAATCATTGTTCCTTGTAATTTAAAAGAAATTGGTGCTTTAAACAATTCTCTAGCAACAATTGTATCACCTCCAGTATATTGTTTCAATATACCAGTTCTAAGTTTATCATCGTGTTCAGGTTCTTGAAATGTAAAAATACGTTTACCCCTAAGTCTTACAACATCTGGTGATGCATTACTTGCATTACCTCTTCTGTTTGTTAAAAGAGATACATCAACACCTGTAATATAATCACCTAAGGTATTTTCTAAAAAATTTACCAAAGTTGACTTTCCATTTGCACCAGATAAACCAGTCCATATATAAAAACGTTCATCTGGTGCACCTATTAATGATTTACCAAGCACTTTTAATGTATATTCTAATACACGCTTGTTCGGAATAATTTGACCTAGAAATGTATAAATATCTTGTGTATGTGGACACATTTCATCGTAATCAATATACTCATATCCTGTTGAAAATGTCAAGTAATCATTTTGAGTTCCATCTCTGAAACGTTTTTCATTAAAATCATATACTCCATTTTTAAAACCTAGCAAATGAGCTGTTGAATCTAAATTTGTATAAAAATCATTATCATATGTTTTGAACAAATATATAACTTGTGAAATAATGTTACTTTTAAAACTAACATTTTCTAATTTGTTGATAATATTATCAATCATCTGATTACGCATGTTGGCATCTATTTTATCAGTATTAACTAAAAAGTCTTGTAAATTCTTGTTTTGGATAGATGTATCACTGATCTTAATACTTCTATAATATTTAGGTAATTCTTCTGAAATCAAGATATTCATTAAATGACTACGTTTCCATCTAATTCCATTAAATTCATACCATTCTGTATTTTTAATATCATCTACTCTAAAACGATCTTTATAAATCTGAAAAACAGCTTTTGCAATAGAATAATGTGAACCAGATAAACTAGATTCTAATGAATGACGAATGTCATCTGATAAAGTCACTTCTGACTTCCAGAATTTCGTACTCATACTAATATACATCTCAGGATATTCATTCTCAAAATTATCTGGTAAAGCAAATCCATTGTCTGGAAAAATTCTTCTTCTACATTCTTCATCGTGACATTTCATATAAATTCCATTAATGCTTATTTCAAAGTAAATAGGACTAGTTTCTCTTTCATGTTCACGATTTTTGAATGGGCAATATTTTCCATTAATAGATACATAATAACAAAAAATACCAACCCGATTTTGTTTGGCATATATCCTTTGAACAGTTGTATCATAATTTGACAAAACATCATTTTGTGTTTTCAAATTGAATAATAAACTAGTTATTTCTGTTTTAATTTTATCATTGTTAATTCCTTTGACAGGTATCTGTTTTTCAACAGCTTTTTCAGATGTTTTTGCAGTTACTTTTAATTCTGATAATTTTGTTGTTGATATTCTTTTAACTGTAGTTTTTGCAAATTGTTCAAATGACAATTTTTCTAATTCTATAAATTCTCCAGTATTCATATCATAAATTTTATATACGGAATCAACTCCATTAGTATCTTTTTCTAATTCATCTGTCTTTGACGATTTCGAAACTTTTTTAGAACCCAATAAACGCATCCCTGTTCTATATACAGATACGTCAATAGATTCCTTTAAATCTTGATGTAAAATATCTGTTTTTTGTAATACTTCAGTGATAAGCTTTTTACCAATTGCATTATTTACAATCAAATTATAAAAATTTATATGATAATTACAACCTCTTGTTGTCATTCTTTTTGAAACAATTGTCTTTAACAAATTTTCATCTTCTACAAACATATCTCTTATAATAGTTTGTGTTGCAGCTATAACATCTAAAACATCATCATCTGATAATTTATATCCAGAACGTTTTGGAACATCTAAATCAATAAAAAATGCAAAAGTAGAATTATATACTTTTTCAATAAGGTAAAGTGAATTTCTTTCATCGTTTTTAACATCGGAAATAACATTAAAATAACGTTTGTAAAATTCATCTAATTTTTCATCTGGTACATTATATTTACCATTATTAAATGACAAATGAGTTTGTTCAGAACTTGTGTTTTTAGTAAATTGCAATAAGTACTTTGAAAAAGACATTTGTACACGGTAATCTTTAACTATATCAATACGTTTTCAATTTTTTATAAACGTCATATTGCTAAATTTATTTTATCTGTTAATATTAAAATGAGTAACGAACTTGTTTATATAAAAGATAATATTGAAAACACTCACTATGTTTATTCAAATCAATTAAATGAAGATTATAGCTTTGTAAAATGTTACGAATGGTTACGTGATAGATACCAGGTAAAATATCCTGAATCAATTATAGATTTACGTTATACTATTCGTGATGAAAAATGTGATATTTTTTGCGAAGAAGAATTTATTGATAGAGGATGGGTATGGAATTCCAAAGATTTTAAAAAACGTACTATTTATGAATTAAGTAAAATTCCACTTTGTGTTACTGTCGAAAATAAATCAGTTTCAATACAAACTACAGAACCAATAAAATGTCTTCAAGAAACACAAACTGATGTTGTAATATACACAAAACCACTGCAAATTTCATCATTTGTTCAAACTAACGATACTATTGAGAATTCTCAAAAATCATTTCTAAATAAAGTTTATAATCAAGAAAGTAATAATATATTTGAATATTTTGATAATAGTGCTAATGAAATAGTTACCGATTTTTCAAACTGGTATGCAAAAGATTTAGAACCGGTTATCACAAAAATTAGCAAATTAAACTTGGGAAATGAAGGATATGCACCTAATCCGTTTTCTCCTATAAACTCAAAAAACCCTTTTTTATCATATAACACAACATCGACTAATTTAGAATGTAATAATATTGAAAACAATCTAGAAAAATATTATTCGGCATTAACTATTGAATTAAAAAGTAAATTAAACCAACCAAATTATGGTTTGCGCTCAAAAAAATACGACTAATTTGTTTTTATTAATAAATTATCTATATCACTAAATATAGATTTAAATAAGTCATTATTTTTATTCCATTCTAGGGAATCTTTTGCTAATTTTATTTTTTCTTCTTCTGTCGTTTCAATTGACCCAATACCTTTATCTGGATTTTTATCTGTCATAAATGATATCATTCCTTCCATCATTGACATAATATTCCATGTACTAGTATAAGTTTCTTGATGATAAGCTGAAAACGTGGTACATATTTTTGTATTTGTCTTAAAACGACCATTTGGAGTTAAAAATATAAAATTAGGTGGTTTTAATGGATATTCTTGATTTAATAAAATTTTACCAAAGTATACACCTCCATCAAAAGGTGTTTCTTGTAAATCATGAACTATAAAAAACCACGTCAATATATCATTTTCCATAGGGCGTAATATTAAATTGGGAAAACTAAAATTTTCTTTTTGATACATAGCAATTTCTTTATTTAATCTTTTTAAACATAATCTTGATACCATAATTATATATTATTATATAATTATTTTTAAGTTCATAAATTTCCGAATATTTACTTTTTATATTGTTTTGAATATTTTCTAGACTTGCTCTTACGTCCTTGTCCTTGTATTTGGACCTCTTTTTGTTCTTGTTCAGTTTCAACAATCGAACTTGTTTCTACTTGTACTTGTTGTAAAGATACTTCTTCTTGTTGAATTGTAGTTTCTACTTGGATAATTTCTACAGTTTCACCAATTACAATTTCTGGTGTCTCTACTTGTACTTGTTGTAAAGATACAAGTTCTTGTACTTGTGGTTCTTGTGGTTCTTGTGGTTCTTGTGGTTCTTGTGGTTCTTGTGGTTCTTGTGGTTCTTGTGGTTCTTGTGGTTCTTGTGGTTGTTCTTGTGGTTGTTCTTGTTGTTCTTGTTGTTCTTGTGGTTCTTGTTGTTGTGGTAAAGGAAATTGATGTTCTAGATTTTGCATGTTTATGGTGGTAGTATTATTAAATACATAAATTCTATACCACGTTTTAGAACTTTTGAAAAGTATAAAAGCCCAGATTATAAAATTAACATATGAAAAAATCATTGAAACAATTTCTCCATCGCAACTATAGTTATAAGGATTATATACCGACTTCAAATCATCATTTAGAAAATGTGAATATGTATGTTTAATATCATTGCATTGTCTAACGACTACTGAAATGTTTACTGCTGAAATAAACCAAAATAATGTATAAAGTCCACCTATTAATAAAACCGATACAATATGAATATATATTAAATTTCGTTGTTGAATTACATCAAATACAAATGAAAATGTATGGATAATATACGCAATAACTGAAACTAATAGTGATGTAACTGACACGAACCAATGAAAATCGTAAATTCCAACTAAAGTAAAAATATCATTAGAAGCTGCCCATATTCCGGCACCAACGATCGATGGAATAGCTGTTAAAGATGATGCTATAAAATAATTTGAAATCATTTATTGATTAATCTTTTTAATATTAAAAATGTTATTTTTAAATCAATTTTTCTAGAATTGATTGTTATCTATGTATATTTGGTTAAAACGTCGTAGTATATAGAAATTATCACTTAATTTATAAACGTTATATCGTTTTTGTGATTCCGATAAAACCCCATTATATATTAATAAATCTGTTATTATATCACTTGATAAAAACATGTAAGTAAAAATAAATGTATAAAACACAATTATCTTTTTAAACGTTGTATTATTTATATTATAACTTTGTAAAAGTCTGTATGTATACAAATATAATACATAACTCCAAATTGATACATTTATCCAAGACAACATTAAAAATGAAAATTCTCTAGAACATGAATTTTTATAATAATCCAAACTAACATGTTTGTTCAATGTTGAACATTGTAAAAATGATACAGGTATATGTATAGAACAAATAAACCATAAAATAGTATTTGTAAAAACAGTGGTCAATTTTAATAACGTAAAACGTGATGTATTCAATAACCATAAAGATAACACAACTGATAAAAACGATGTGGATGTATAAAAATCATTAACTTCTAATATTGTAAACAAGTCATACGTAGTATACCAATATTGCCAAATAGAAACTGCTAGAAAAGAAGAAGCTAAAGATAGTAATAAAGTTTGAACGGGTAACACATTCATGATTATTTATTAAAAGTTGTCAGTATTGTTTTTATTTTACTTTTTTTTTATTCAATATTATTAGTATAGATGTCACCAAGTATTTTCCAATTACAAGCCCTTGGTATTCAAGATGTATATTTAACAAAAGATCCTCAAATTAATATTTTCAAATATAATTATTACCGTTATGTTAATTTTGCAACTGATACCGTCAAACTTGACTTTAACTCTAGTCTTACATTTGGACAAAAATCCACGTGTGAAATTCCTAAACGTGGACATTTATTATCAAAATTATATCTTCACATTCGATTACCTAAAATTGTATTTTCTACAGGTGATTACGCATCTTGGAGTGATACCATAGGTTATGGTATATTTTCAGATGCTATTGAATTACAAATAGGCGGGGTTACAGTTGATAGACTTTATCCACAATTTATGGATGCTTGGGATGAACTTACCAATAATAATAAACAAATAGGCAAGAATTTTATGTTATTAAAATCAGATACATATGTGAGTAATATTCAAAATGCATCAAAAGATGTAGATTTAGTAATCCCATTAGATTTTTGGTTTACAAAACGTTATAATATGGCATTACCATTATTAAGTATGTTTAAACAAGATATCAAAATAAATTTCAAATTAAGAAATTTTTCTGATTGTATAAATTACGATGGTGATTTACCACCACATCATGATATAATAACTTCTAATATTTATGCTGAATATATATTTTTAGATGATATTATATTAAAAAAATTTCAAGAACAAAAACACCAATATGTAATAGAACAAGTTCAATATAATGGAGATGAAATCATAGCTAATTCTATTAACATATACAATTCTGATTTAAAATTTAGTCATCCTTGTAAAGAAATTGTATTTTTTGCAGTAGAAACTGATAACATTAATACAAATAATTATTTTTCATATAGTAATAAAGAGGATGATTCTCCTCTTATAGAAGAGGCATCTTTGTTATTAGATGGTAAATATAGATTTGATCATTTGCCAGAATTTTATTATAGGACAATTTTTCCAGATAGTGTACATTCTGTTATACCAATGAAATATGTATATAGTATGCCATTTTGTATTCGACCAGAAGATAATCAACCAACTGGATCACTTAATATGTCTAGGTTTAACGATATTACTCTTGCTTTAAAACTATGTCAAAATAATCCACAAATGAAATTATTTGTATTTGCAGTTTCATACAACATATTAACTATTGAAAATGGGTCTGTTGTTTTAGAATTTGTACTGTAAAGTAATCAAAGTTCGTGGGAATATTATAGTAAATAATACATATATACATTAATATATATACATTATACATACAATACATTAATATTATTGTTTTGAAAAATAATAATTTCCACCATCTAATTTTGTATGACTAGGATTAGTAAATTTAGCTGCTTGATTACCATGATAATAATAACCTTCATTAGCAACATACTTTATTTTAGTTGTACCTCTGGGTAATTGTTGTCCTGGTGTATCATTTCCAGATGTTGTCACATTCCAATTATTATTATCTATGGCTGTAATTTTTGCTGTTCCCATATTACCACCATACATCATTTGCCAATCTCCACTAATATCTATCAAATCAGCGTTTCCAGAAGAAACACATTGATTATCATCAATCCAAACTCCTTGAGCAGTACATTTTTTTATTAGTTTACCAGTATAAGATGGTCCTAGTGAACATTCTCTTTCAATTATTGTAACCCCTGGTTTACCAACACCCCAACCTACATTAGGACAGTCTGGGACTGGACAACCCCGTACATCCCAACTTCCATCTTCTTTACATATTGCTATTTGATTACCACCAGATGAACATGCTCTTGTAATATTTGTACCAGGTGTTACAGGTGTATTAATACTCCAAGTTCCATCTGCTGTACAAGTTTTAGGTGCAGGAGGTGCAGGCGATGTAGACAAATCATTTTTTACAGGAGTATCTTGTTTAGATTCTGTTGGTGTAGATTCTGTTGGTGTAGAATCTGAATAACTCATAAAATACATAGAACTTGAACAACATAATACTAGTACTAAGACTAAGGCTATTATAATAATGGTAGTTGTATCCATTTATAAATATATATTATATAATATACATATATTTAATTTCTATGTTTATATTTCCAAAATTGAAAAAATAAAATTGTATCAAACAATATAGTACCAGATGATCCAACTATCCAAGGTAAATTTTCCATTACAAATTTTAATTTTGTTTCATTTGAATCGAAGTCGAGTAAATTTATAAGAACTGATATCAAAAATAACTGGTTAGCAATTGCTATATTAAAGAATGTGATAACTGATAATCCAATAACGTGTTTTCTTCGATTGTTTAACAGAATTTGGGGTAATCTAGAAGTTAAAAAAATAAATGTTGAAAACCACGCAAGAAAATTTCCTACAATAACCCGTGGAAATAATTGTAATGGAAGTTGTGTTATTATTAATACAGAATTATATACTAGAAATGTATAAACTTCTGGCATTGTCATGACATCCTTTGTATAATACAAAAGATCATACTTGTATGAATTTTCGTTCAATAATTGAGGATATGCTTGTATTGCTGGTAATCTATAATATATTACTTGACATATAAAGATTAAATCAAAAATTATATGATAAATACCTACATATAATAAAATATGACTTGTATTTTTGTATATTACAGATATTGATGAAAATGTGTCACCTATATACCAAAGTAAAATTAAATAAAAACTAATTGCATCTGATGATTTATTTCGTTTGTTTTCTAATATTTGTGGAATAAAAACAAACAACCACGCTACATTCGATAACGTACTAATTACCCAAGATAATTGTTCTCCAAGCATACTTGGATTAAATAAGACGTAATTTTTAAATAAAATATTATTCAGAACAATTAAATTTTAATTGTTTTTGTTTTTACTGTTAATACTTGACCTGGCGTTTTTGTTAATTTTACATTTTTAAGTTCCGTATAAATAACAGAATATTTGTTTGGCAAATTGTTTTTATACTCCCTAAATAAACTAGCTATTTGATTAAAATATCTTTTGGGAATGTTTTCCCCACCATTTTGTAATATAAAATGTGGGCTGCTATCATTTTCTAAATGAAACCACGTATCATTTTGTTCACACGCCCGTAATATTTGGTCATTTTCTCTTTGTGATTGACCTATTAACAAATCATATGTTTTATCGTTTTCTTCTACATGAATAGAAATCCTTTTCATTCTAATTTCGTAAACATATATTTATAAAAAACTTCAATTTTTAATAATTATTTTATTGTAAATTATTAATAATGTCTCCAGTTAGAAAGATACGGTTGCTTAGAGACCAACTTCTATATGTTGGTGATATTGTAGTTTCTGTGAAAATGAATGACAAATATGAGTCATTAACAATTGATAGATCTAAAGCTACAAGTTCATCAGTATTTACATATTGTAAACAGATGGGGTGGTTTAGAAAATGTGAAACATTTGAAGCAACTAAAAATCCATCAGTTACAGGAACAAATGACGGATGGTGGACACTTGATTTAGGAGCATCTTATGAGAATATTTATGTAAACTGTTATACAAATGCTAGCAAAATAGAATTGTTAGCTGAAAATGATGGTGTTTTGGAAAGTTATACAATTTGTCCTAGTTGTCCACGTCTTTCAGTAGATTTAAATGCGCATCCTGTAACAAATAGTAATTCGTGGGGAGCTAGTTGGCGAGAATATTATAGTGAAGTAACTGATCCAATTATAACTATAAATTGTATACAAGATGCACATTGGTCAGGGCATGTACAAGCTTGTGTAAAAGGTACTAATTCTGATAGTTGCAGTGGGTTTACACCATTTGCTGCAATAAATAAACCTTATCGTAGTTTGGTACCACAGTTTAATAATAATCGTCAAGCGTATTACTATAAAATAATAGATGAAACTCCTTGTGGATATGATACTTTACCAGGAGGTTTACAAGTCGGTGATAAAAAACAAGATGGATGTGTTGTAACATATAATACTTGTATTGGTGATAATTGTTTTAAACGCCCAGATGGAACAAAATTTTATCAAGAAAAAATTATAGGGTGTGTGGATGGTAGATTATCAAACTGGACTCCTTGGAAATGCGATAATGGACAAGCAACAAGAAAAAGAGAATGTGTACAACCACTTAATGGTGGTAAACCTTGTCCAGATCAACCATTAGTAGAAACTACTACTTGTTCAGATGGTAAACCTGGTGAATGGGGTGCGTGGATATGTGATGGGAAAAATGCAAAAAGCACACGTACTTGCGAAGCTCCTGTTAATGGAGGTGCACCTTGTCCTGAATTAGAAAGAAATCATGAATGTTCACACGGACGTTTGACAGAGTGGGGATCATGGATATGCGATGGGAAACAAAGTAAAAAAACAAGATCATGTATTCAGCCTACATATGGTGGAAATCAATGTCCAAATGAACCATTAGAAGAATTACAAGAATGTTCTCATGGACGCTTAACAGAGTGGAGCAAATGGACAGATTGTGACGGGAAAAATAAAAATAGAAAAAGAGAATGTATCCCACCTAAATTTAACGGTAATCCATGTCCAAATGAATCTCTTGAAGAAACAGAAGTATGTTCAAATGGAAGCCTAACAGAATGGTCAGATTGGGAATGTAAGGGGGTTACATCTAAAAGATCTAGAACTTGTGAAGCTCCAACTAATGGAGGTAAACCTTGTCCAGATGGACCTCTTGAAGAATCAAAGGGCTGCGTTGATACAAATATTACAATAGTTTTAATATTGTTATTTTTGTGTTTATTAAGTAGTTCTATATTCGTTATAAAGCGATAATTGCAAAATAATTAGAATATCTAATATAATTATTTTGTATAACTTTTTCAACTACTTTTTACATTTTGTGCAAATTGTATTGTTTCCATTGTTTGGTCACAATATTTTGCTTCTTGTCTAACACAACAAATAGTAATAAATTTAGTTGGTTTCCAATCCTGAGTACTAGTTTTTTGTTTACTGCCCAAGTTATCTAAGAATTTAAGTATAGGAATCATTAAGGAATTATTGCTTCCATCTATACCATTTGATTCATCTTGTGGTTGTACAAAATAATTTTGTACTTTATAAACAACGTTATATCTTTTATCTACTTTTTGTTTAGGTGTCTCTATAGTTTTTCCATTTTTCAAATTAAAATAATAAACTAAATGATTAATAGTTTCGTTTATATAAAATCCCTCGTTTAAAATACCAAATACTTGTTCTGGAGTATATTTGTCTTTATATTCTGGTTTTAAATTTTTAGCAATATTTACAACACCTCCAACTGGTGGAGGTGCCATAACACTACCTATAGAAGTTGTTGTAGTATCTATAAAAGTATTAAAGATGTCAACTGGAGATTCTCTACCAGCTGTATCAACTATAGTTACAAAACCTCGTTTACCACCTTTAAATTCTATTTCAAATACAAAATATAAATGTGATCTACTTGAATTTGGATTGTTAGGTGTTTGTTTTATACGTTTTTTTTCTACACGATATTTATCAATGGTTTCAGTTAAACTATATAAATCTTGTACTCGCAATGATTTTGTATTAATAAAGCTAGGTATTTGCTTTTCAAATTGAATTGTTTCATCTATAGATAAATCATTTAGTTGTGGTATTTTACCAATTAAATTATGAATTCTTCCAGAGACTTGACGATTGTTAAAGTTTATTTTGTCATAGTATTGTTCAAATAAATGTTTTAATCGAATGTTTTCCACACCTTCTAAATTTGCTAATCCGTAATGTAATATACCAGGACCCCCATTTAAACCTAATAATGTAGCTGTTTTACCACTCCCACTTAAACCATATCCAAAAATAACAATCGAATATCCATCTTCAACCTGTTTAAATGTGGTATATAATCCTGGACTTGTTGATTCAGATGATTCTATAATATCATTTGTATTTATCTTTAAACTATCATCAGATATTGTACCTCGTTGACCAGTATATACATCTGCATTTATAAAATCTTCTTCAAAAATTCCATAGAATTCACCAAAAACAGAACGTTCTTTGTATTTTGTATTTGGAACAGATGAACAATCTACATATAAAGATTTTGTTCGTTTCTTTTCAATCGTCTGTAATTCTATAACATTTTCATTTTTTTGATTACTAAGCAATGGTCTTATTCTAATATATATCCTAACAGCTCCAGCTAAATCTTCATAAATATTTGTTAAACGCATATCTTGTTGTCTATATTCTATTTTATTAACTTCCCAGTAATCCAATAGATTAACAAGACCCTGACAATACGATTCAGGAACTCTTGATCTTGATGTTTTTGATTTCAAATATTCAAAATTTGGACTACTTATATAATCCGCCAAGTTTAAAAATTTAATATGATTTATAATTTCTGTTTTTACTTTTTCAAAATCTGATCGTATAGTCTGTTTCATTGTATCACTAAGCTGTTCAAATGCCCCTAAATTATTTGTTATAATATCATCTAATTTCTTTATGATTTCTTGTTTTCTATAAAAAATATTGTTTAGTGAAGCAAAATTTGTAACTATGGTATAACAATTATCATAATCTACTATTTTTTGTATAGGAGTATTTCTATTTCGTTCTAATAATCCCCTTACTTCTGCAAGTTCTTTTTGTAATTCCGGTATACGTTTATTTATATCCTTAAGTCTATCTATTTCAGATTGCATCTTCACAATTTGACTACCCCTTTCTGATATAGTTCTTTCTTTTTCCAATATAATACTTTCTTTTTCCGATACATTCCTTTGTAAATCAGATTTTTCAGATGTCATATCAGAAATACTTTTATCCTTTTGTTTAATAATATCATCCTTTAAAGACAATTGTGTTAATTGATCATTGATTGTCTTTTTAAGATAAGATTCTACGTCTAATATATTTTGTTTTAAGCGTTGAATTTCTTTATTAGAAACATTTGATTTATTTAACTCCGTATCTAAAACACTTTGTAAATTACCTTTTGCTAATTCAAAATCTTTTAATAATTTGCGTTTTTGTTCAGATACGTCAATCCTAGATTTTTCAACCCAAGATATCCACTTTTTAACATAATCACGTATCGCAGCTATAACTTGATCTTTTTCTTGTAATAACTTTTCCTTACATCTTGTTTTATACCCATCTAATAAATCTTTCTGTAAAGCAGATTGTTTTAATTCCTCCTTAGCTATTGATAATTCTGATTTTATTCGCTCAATTGCATTTGTTAATTCATTAGCTCGCTTTGTACTTTCACTTAAACGAACTTCGTAATCCATAATTATATCCTTGTTAGATTTCAAATTTTCTAATGAAGCCTGTTCACCTTTCAGCATATCATCTAAACGTTGTTGTAACTTGTGTCTTTCCTCTACATCTTGTAAATGAATCCTTTCTAAATCTTCTATTTTAAGATCTTTTGATGCTATAAATTCCTTTAAGGATTCCTTGTGTTTGTTAATACCGTCCAATATAGATTGATTTTGATCTACTATTTGTTTACGACATTCATTTACTTGTTGTAAAGCATCATTGTATTGTTTAGTAATAGATTCAATCTTGTCTTCATATTGTTTTTTAATTAAAACGATTTGATTTGATTGACCATCGTACAACGTTTTGTATTCTAAAATAGATGATTCTAAACCTATAGTTTTATCTTTCAATTCAGCAACTGAAGATTCTAACCCCCTATTCTTACCAGTTAATTCTGAAATTATAGAATTCAAATTTGAAATAGAAACATCTACATCTTGTTTTTTACCTGATAATTCAGAAATAGTAGTGTTTAATGTTGATATAGAAGATACCAGATCTTTATTTTTATTAGTTAATTCTAAGACAGATGATTCTAAGCCCCTGTTCTTACCAGTAAGATCTGATACTGATGTATTAAGATTAGAAACAGATGACTCTAAATCTTTGTTCCTTGATTCTAAACTGGTACTTTTACTAGTTAATTCAGAAACAGATGACTCTAAATCTTTGTTCCTTGATTCTAAACTGGTACTTTTACTAGTTAATTCAGAAACAGATGATTCTAAATCTTTGTTCCTCGATTCTAAACTGGTACTTTTACTAGTTAATTCAGAAACAGATGACTCTAAATCTTTATTCCTTGATTCTAAACTGG